ACATTTTCTTTTTTGGAAGGATCAACATAAAACAAAAAGAATCCACCGCCACCAGCTCCTAGCAACTTCCCTCCTAGTGAACCAGCTTCCAAAGCCTTTGAATATACATTATCAAAATATTCGTTACTGATTTCAATAGCCACTGCTTTTTTATCCATCCAGGCTTCATGAAGCAGATTTCCGAAATCATCAAGTTTGTTTTGTTGTAGATAATCGACGGCCAAAAAAGCCTTATCGCGGCTACGTTTGACAAGATCAAACTTTATCTTTTCATTCATGGCAGCGGCTTGTTTCTGTAAAATAAAATTGGCGTTTCTGCCACGTCCAGAATAAACAAGAATTAATCTTTGTTCCAACGCATTCCAAATATCTCTGTTATAAGACATTGGCTTAATATCCACTGAATTATCTTTATGAAATTCAAACAGATTCATACCGCCATAGGCAGAAGCGTATTGATCTTGTTTGCCCACTGGATAATTACATAAATCTCGTTCAATATGATATGCAGTTTGAGCCAGGTATTCGCGACTGTACATAGAATATCTCAACTCTTCATCACGATGAGCCAGACAATTAGCCAAACCAACAGTAAAAGCAGAAGAAGATCCCAGCCCAGAACCCTTAGCAAGAATATCGGCTATTGATGCGATAGTCCATTCCTTGTTAATATCAAAGAACTTTAAACTTTCACGAGTAATAGCATGCTGCATCTGCTCAACATCAGGAAATTCTTCAATTGTATCGTACATAATCTTAATACCTAGATGNGGCGTTTTATGTACCATCACATAGATATACTTATCGATAGTAACAGAGAGCGCTGCACCGCTCTCCTTTTCGTAAAAATTTGGCATATCACTGCCGCCACTAAAAAAACTAATTCTTAGAGGTGTTTTTGAGATAATCATCAAATTGTCCTGTAAATAAACTTTTGTTGAGGCTTACCTCTTGTGTCAATAGTTTTATACTTGCCCATTAGATCTTCGATCATAATATCCCACTTATTCTTAATAAGATTAATATTATAACGATTATCAACAAAAATCTTATTAAATGTGATCATATTCTTTTCTTGATCATTCTTAACAACATTAATTGCTGTATTAAGATGATTGATGAAGATATTAGCATGATGATTCTTATCCATTAGATCTGCATGGTACATCATGTTCAATCCNCCAGAAGTTTCCGGCAAAGCGCCAACATCAGAATGAACACAAACTAGACCAGCCGACATAGCCTCTAACATTGCTCTACAGCTAGTTTCAAACCAAATACTTGGATAAGCAAAGATATGAGCNTTATTCAAGGCATCCTTCAATTCATTATTAGGTACGTAACCATGATAAGTCATTTGAGGATGATTGCGAATTTGGTCATAAACAGGTTCGAATGACTTATCAGCATCATCCCAACCATAAATCTTAAAACTCGAATACACATCTAAATGAATCTCAGGATGCATTTTTGCCAGCGATTCAAATACTGGAAGAAGAATTTCCAATCCTCTCTGAGGAGTTGAAGTATATACGATTCGAATCTTATCCTTTGGCTTATTCAGAGCCGAATCTGGCGCTGGTTCAATACCAGACTCAATGACAATTGACTTGGGATCATGAGGTAACCCGTGAATTAGCTGATACCTTTGCATCTGCCAATTAGAAATAAAAACAAACTTATGATAATTATCTTTGAAAGACTGTTCTCGAAACTTGGCTGATTCAGGGTCTTCTGGCAAATCATGGCACCAAAACACTCTAATCTTTTCCCAGTTTAAATCGCGTTCTCGCGAACAAACAATCTGAAACTCTTCCAATTCCTTTGGATTAATCATTGAAGCTAACTTACGCTTCGCCAATTCAGTACCACCATTAGCCTTGATGGAAATTTCGTTTTCTTCAAACCCAATCATATTATACTCCTCAATCAAATATTAAAGCCAGACTTAACGGCATCATTATAGAACATCTGACAAGTTTCCTTGGAAAATAGAGTCAGATCCTTACCAAATCCCTTGACCTTCTTAATAAGATCAGGAGGCATAGTGATAATATTAGCACCAATATTTTGTGCATCAATATAATTGTAAGCTTCGCGAGAAGAAGCCCAAAGCGTTTGAACATTAAACTTATTTGTTTCGACTATATGTTGATGAGCAGTAACAAACTGCTTATTTGGACAAAATCCAGCATCAGCGATACGACCAGCAAAAATAGAAAGAATATGAGAAGTTTTATCATCTAAAGAGTCAATAACATTTGTGATCTGATCATTATCAAATACGGCTGTTACGTTTAGATTAATACCTTCATTGGCAAGATTATTTACTAAAGTATAAGTTGGTTCTCCGGAAGTATACATTACCGGAATCTTAACATAAACCTTGTAATTATACTTATTACCCCAATCGCTGATAAGTCGAGCTTGTCGTCTAATTTCATTAGGCTCGTCAGCAAAAACTTCAAGACTTAGAGTTGTTTCGGGTCGCTTATTTGCAAGATACTCAATTACAGTTTGTGCGAAATACTTATAATCTGTAACACCAGCCTGTCGCATTAGTGTAGGATTAGTAGTAAAACCACTAATTGCAGTATCTTCGGCAGCTACCTTAATACCATTAAAATCAGCACCATCAGCATATAACTTAATTTCACTCATTTATATATTTAACTCCTCGATCAATTTACAAGCTTCTAAAACATTAGAAACAGTATAGTCAGGTTGAATATTTTTATATTCGTAAGGATAATGATATTCATCGCCAACAAAAATAGTGGTTAATTTGCTCTTATTTCCGGCAACAATATCTTTCCACCTATCACCTATTATATATGATTTACTGCGATCAATCAAATGTTTTTCAATTAATAATTCAATCATACCATTATTAGGTTTATATGTGTCAGAATTTCTATGTTGAGAATACTGGATCTCATCAATTCTTAGCCAGTGAGAAATCATCCGATGCATAATATTTAGTTCTTCTTGTAACAACATCCCATCATTAACATCAGGTTGATTGGTAACGACAAATGTTTTATAATTCATCTTTCGAACAATTTCTACGGCTAGTTTAGCGTTTTCCATAAAAAGAAACTCGTTGACAGACCATGGAGCAGTTGTAGTGCCATCAAGTCTGTCAACGAGTTCATTTAGTACGCCATCACGATCAAAAAATACAGCGCGATTCATATTACCACTTTGTTTTGTTAACCTGCAAAATAGGATTAGAAACAATACTATGCCAAACAACTGCCTGAAAAGCTTCGCTGTGAGGAGTAACTCGAGTTGGCTGTAATGGCGGAATTACTACACAATAATTCGCATTATAAGCAGTATACCCATCCTTTTTACCAACAATACCAAGTACAGTGGCGCTCTTCGACTTAGCGTAATCAATGGCCTTGATCAAACCTACTGAGACGTTTTTGGCTTTGTCTCCTCCTCCGACGGATAAAATGAAGATGGCGTCTTTTGCTGTGATCCGACTGACTTTGAGATAAGCTTCAAATACGGTGTCAAATCCTTCATCATTTGTTCGAGCAGTAAGTTCTGGAACGTTATCTGTAGGACAGTAACATTCGATGTTACATAGTTTGCGTAAGTCATTGACCATATGAGAGGCATTACCGGCAGAACCGCCAACTCCGAGAACGAATACTCTTCCATCTAAATCTCTAACTTTCTTGAGGCTTGACGCTAACTTTTCTACCATATTCTTATCAATGGCTTCGGCAATTGATACTACTTCCTCAAAATACTTATCACTAAAACTCATTTCAATCTATTCCTTAAATTTGTGGAACTCCAATTGTGATATCTAATATTATAGATAATTTCTATATTTCTATTATCACAAACTTGTTTACCTGTAGGTATTTCATGGATATGATCAGCGCCAATAAATCTTTTTTGAATCGGTAATATACCCAAAAGATTTTCCAAATCTTCTTCAGTGTCATATGGTATAATTTTATTAACATATGAAATTGCAGATAACTGTATATATCGTTCTAAAATTGTTTGGACTGGTTTGTTTTTAGTTGGTCTGTCAATGGAAGGATCTGAGTGAAGACCAACGATTAAATAATCACAGTTATCTTTACATTCCTTGAGCATGGCCAAATGACCTGCATGAAGGACGTCAAAAGCGCCACAAGTAAATCCCGTAATCAAGCCTGTCTCGTCAAATAATTTGGACGAATATACTTGGCGCCGAAATATTCCTTAACAAGGTTAATAACAATCTGATCGTCATATTCCTTGCAAGAAAATACATCAAGATACATCGCATTGCCACCATTACCATCATCAGGCACAAAATGGGCGCAAATATTAGAAGTTTCGATTAACTGAACAAGAGTATATCCAGCCTTATTACCAGAACCGAAGTTTACGATCTGAGGTTCGCCATAGGCGACCATATCAATGTCCTTGACTAAACGCTTAACAAAGTTATAAATGTTGTTATAACTTGTGATTGCTTCGTTGTTCAGTTCCGCGCAATCAAGAATTAGATGGTAGCCCCAATATGCCATTATAGTTTTCCCCGATCAATTGTGTTAATAAAACTAAGTTTCTGTTCTTCATTCCAAGTTTGAAGATATTCATTATCTTCGTCAAAAATCTTTAGAAATTCTTCCTTGGTAACAATTTCTCTATGAGAAACAATCGTATTACCAAGATGTATCTGACTAAATTCAATGAATTCTGGATCATCTTCTCTTGAAACAACTTCATCAAGAGCATGATCAATGTTATTATCAACCTCAACACAATAACGAATACGAAACTGCGAAATACAATCAACCATTACTAGCTTTTTCATACACTTACCTCAGTAATTGTGGCTAACATTCTGTACATACTCAACATCATCAATTCTGAAAGAACGCCATCCTCCGTTGACTACATCCCAAGCAGCGATCATATCATCATGTTCTCTGTGAAATTTTCTGTCTTCGTTGATATTGTACTTTTCGGGCAAAAGGTCAGGACGCAAGGTACAACGCAATGCATTCCGATCGCCCTGACTTTTATCGAATCGAAATTCGATCACATACATACGAAGGTCTGACAATATATCTTCGCGATTAAACATATCAATATCCTTCGTTAAGTAGCTTACGATTATCCTGAATTTCTTCAGTTAGATACTTCTTTAATTCTGTGAACCCACCGATGTTAAATCCATCAACAACGATAATTGGAAATGTTTTTGCCTTGGGAAAAATTTCCAAAAGATTTTCGCGAGAAAAATCTTCGTTTAACTTTAGTTCGCTGTAATTGATGCCCTTTGACGAAAGAAGCATCTTGGCATTAGTGCAGTAACTGCAGTTTTCCTTAGTATAAATTGTAACCTTCATGCTAGCATCATCTCCCAATAAGCCTTAACACTATATGCATTCAAAGGATCATATCCATTTAAACGCATATCATATTCAACAAGAAGTTCAAGTTCGCTTTTCATCAGCAACTCCATTAGTATATATTATATTCATTATATAGTCAAACTTGTTCACAATACATATCTGTAAGCAAGAACCTTACTTTTGGCATAAACACCAACGCCAACTCTATTGCCATGGTTACCTGAAATCATAATAGGATTTCCATTAGAGTCATATCCAGACACAACACCAACATGGCCGCCACCTTTACGCATTGTAACAGCGACACAATTGACACATCCATAAGGTGCTGGTGTTCCTCGATGCATATATGATTTAGCGGTTCTATCTGTTCCTGAATGAGTAATCAGGTTCATAAAGTCTGCGCACCAAAGGCTATGAGGCAATCCTAATTTTCCGGATGTCGCGCCAATATACTTAGAAGCAGAATTAATTAGATCATTTTTCTTGGCAGTAAAATTGAAAATATTAGATTCAGTTTTTTGCTTATTATCGTTCCCAAAAAACGATGCTTTGTCATTTACATTGTCAGAATAATACGAAATATCAACATTATTTTCAGTGATTTTAGCAACCACTCTCTTATTCTGACGGTGATAGACATGATAATGACTGTGATGATGATTATGGTAGTGATGATGTCTCGAATGNGTTTTGGCCATTACTGGTGTAATAAACATAGCNAAAAGCATCGATAGTATTACTACTAATTTTTTCATTTGTATTTCCTCTTAGTTANGGCCGCTCAATAGCAATGACTAGTGTAGCGATCCCTTTATTAAGGAACCCAAGAGCTATGGCTACACTTCGGGAAACGTCGATGGACCTGTTCCTAATATATGGTCCCGATCATTAACTACGGCCTTGATTTTTTTACCATTTTTCGGGTTGTATAAAGATACAACAGTTCCGAAAGGTAAAGTCCGATGGGCTACGGTATATTTTTCAGAGCCCGTTTTATACCAGGACACTAATCCACGGTATTCTTTATTTATGTTTCCTGCATAACAGTNATTNCTNAGAGCAAAAAACATAATGATTGTGTAAATTGTTTTCATGTAAACTGGTACATATTGTAAAATTTATTGGTCGTCCCACCGGGACTTGAACCCGGATCGGACGCTTATAAGGCGCCTGCTCTTACCATTTGAGCTATGGGACATTATTTTTGTTTATTAAAGTTTCACGTATTTTTTGTTTAGTTTCTTCTGTCATTGGCCCTTTTTTTCGACCTTTATTTTTAAGGCCTCCTTTTCGACCATTTTCAGAAAGTTGTTCTTTAGTCAAAGCATGCGCGCCAACTTTTTTATCTCTACACGCAGCTCCGCCAAGTTTTGATCTAGCGATATGTCCTTTCCAAGAATTTTCTTTGGTAAAACCTCCAATACCGCCAAGTTTCATATTATAATTTTTATTGGAATTGAAGTCAACTGTTAATTTTTTTTCAAGATCATACGCTTCTTTTATATTTTCTGTAATATATAAAATTTCTTTAGTAAAATTTTCTTTACCATATTTTTTAACGGCGTTTTTTATTGCTTGCCCGCTGCCCATATATGAATCATATGGATTTTCAGTTTTATGAACACCGACATAAATTTTATTGTTTAAATTATTAATTATTTTATACACAGTATACATATAGAACCTCTTTTCTCCATATGTATTTATAATACGGTCGGCTTTAACCTATATTACGCAAAATTCATATGAAAAGCTGTGTAATAATTATAATATCCTTTACCTTCGTTGAGCGCTTCAATGATATTAGCAGGAATAATGCTTTCAAATCCTAAAATATCAATACCTTCAATAATTTCTGCGCCCATGGTAAAGTAGGGATCAAAATGTCTTGAAAAAGCTTCTTTAACTTCATCAATATTTCTATAATCACCGATGAGGATCATAAGAGTACGACCCTCACCAGTTGCATAATAATCAAGTTTTGCTGTGTACATCATGCAGCCAATATTTCCTTCAATCGATCTGCCGCATAACTTGCGGCGAATGCCTCTGGTTTAACCTTTGGCGTAAATCCACACATTCCGCGAATGTAGCCAGTAGCCTGCTGAATAACACATGAAGAACCATGCATTTCGTCAGGATTAATGTCCAAGTGGACTTCGCAGTGTCTGTCGCCAATAGCTTCATAAAGATCCAGATACATTTGCGATGCCTTATAAACTTCATTCATAAGGCGAAATGCAGGTCGATCATGTCTCTTATCGTAGTCTCGTTCGGAACTTATCTGTCCGAATACTTTACATCCACGAGAGCCATCAATATGAATGACGATAGCAACTGTGTAATCAGCGTACCAGTCATCGTTGCGACGATAACGTTCAGAATCGGCTCCGATATAAACGGAACTCGAAGGTGAAGTTCTTTGGATGTATTCTTTAACTTCATCGATATCAAACTTTCTTGACATGATCAACCCTTTTTTTACTTCTTATTAAGACGTCTTGCTCGACGCTTCTTCGAACCAACCTTACGACGTCCCTTACGTGGTCGATTTTTGTGGGGCCAACTCATGAGATTTCCTTTCATAATAATGCGAACCATCTTCGCGATAAATTCTTTTTCTACCTAAGTAAATCATCCTTTAATTTGGTAGGCACGACAGGACTTGAACCTGCAATCCGAAGAGAGGCGTTTTAAGCGCCTTGCGTATACCGATTTCGCCACGTGCCCAATAATTTTGAAGCTCTAGTATAATTACCACCTCTAGGCGACAACCCTACTTCGATCAACGCCTGTCTTATATTACTATTATTTTGTAATGAAGTCAACAACTTTTCATCAGAAACTTTAATCTTTCCAGTATTTTTATTTTTGCCGCAATATGTATCTGTTATGCTATGACAATTGGGACAAAGAAATTTTAAATTTTCAATAGAATTATTGAACGAATCACCATCAATATGTTCCAGTTGAAGAGTTAATTTTTTACCATTCCATTCTTCTAATCCACAATCTTGGCAATTATATTTTCTACCAGAAGTTATAAGTATTTTCTTTAAAGCACCATTTGCCAAATGCTTATATTTGCCATTTTGGTATCGTTCCAAAGCTTGTTTTTTTTTAACAAGAACAGATTTCTCTCTACATTCATCAGTCCACATATAATTACTCCTTTTATTCACAGAGTATTTATACACGAAGACTTAAAACTTAAAAGACAGATACAATTATACCCTATTTCTTCAAAAAAGTAAGATGTTTTTTGTGNACACGACACATTATATGAGAGTTGTACCATTCGTCCGAAAAAAGCACAGCATTTTCAAACTGNTATTTTGCCTCGTAATATGTCGCTTCTCCTTTGGATTTACAGAGACGAATTATTTCACGAGTAAAACTATTTTCGCCGTATTTTTTAACGTCTTCCTGAAGATCTTCGGAAGAACCAAAATATGATTTCCAATCCGATTCAACTTTGGTTCTTTTTTTCTTTCCCTTAACTTGTTTAGTTTTCAGAAAAAAGAAAGTTTTCTTTCCGATATATTTTCTATTGTTTGCAGTATTAGTTATTATATACACAAACGAAGTATATTCATTATTAAATTCATATTCTTTATTTTCGTAAATCCACATCCCAAACTCCATTGTTTGGGATATTTAGTAATGTCAACAACCTTCGTCGTCTTGTGCTTCCCATTCATCGGATGTATCATC